TTACTATATTATTCATATTTATTCTTATTAAATTTATCTATACCAAATAATGATATCTAAGTTTTAAATATTTTGTAGACTTCTCCCGAAGGAGAAGTCTACTAATATTCTATTCTATCTTTTTATATTACTTTTCACTAACTAAGATAAAGCTACGATATGGGTTGAATACACCAACACCAGCATAACCCCAGTCAATAAGTTTAGTTGCAGCTACTGGGCTTGCAACAGGACCACTTTCACGTCCACTTCTACGACCAACACCCTCTAACCAGTTATGGCAGAACTCATTGTTCTTGAATGTGAACATTGCAATAGCGGGTTTTCCACTAGCAGCATCAGCAGTCAGATCAAGGAAGATACCATATTTCTTCTCAGGGAATTCGATATCAAGAGCACGGTCAACTTTGAAAGTTACAGTATTACCTGCATACTCGTATGAGTTATAGGTTGCACCAACTTTGATATAATCATTAGCACCCTTAGAGAACATGAATGTACCAACAGTCTTCCAGTCACGAAGATATCCTGACAGACTATCTTGAATTTCAGCCCACATAGGAGTATTGCAAATAAAGATATATTTATTGCCAGTAGGATTATTTGATTTAGCGATCATGGCAAGGATAGCGGTATTCATAACTTTATTAGTCATCTTTGAATACACATATTTACCTGCGAAACGCTCAATCTGAGGAATAATACCATCGCCAGAGATAATAGGCTCACCTGTTTCAGGATCAAAGATCTTAGGTTTACCATTCTTATCTACGTTAGTCTTACCCCAAAGCAGTGCATTTGCACGAGCAGCCATGAAGCTATCAAGACAATCTTTTTCTGCAGCATTCATTTTGTAAACAGGATCACTTTCTGTTCCTTTACCAATCTGAATGAAAACGTCCTCCATTGCACGATACTTAGCAGTGTAGTCTACATCTGCACGGTGTGTTGCAATAAATGTACGATGCTTTTCAACATTTGACTGATACTTAACGTATCCTTCCTCATGCATTTCAGGCTGATAGTTCGTTAAGAAACGAGTCTTCATACCTGGCTGGCAGAATTCAACATCAAGAGTAGCATTGTAATCTGAATCTTGTAGTTTACCTACAATCTCCCAGTCTCTATCTGATCTACGAACAGGACGTGACAGGAAGATAACTTGCTGACGTGATCCTTCGATGATCATTACGTCATTTCTCTGATAATAATTTTCAGGGAAGTGGAAGATGATATCAGTACCCTGAGCACCATCGCCATCAGGAACCTGTAGGAAAGGAATTCTCCTAATAAATCCTACATTAATGTCCCACTCTACCATAAATGAATTAATACTTTGGAAACTATTTTTCTTGTCTTTTTCCATTGTATATATATTCATCAGAGATTCAGTAAGGTACGATGCGGTATACTGCTCATAAAGTGATGATACAATACCAAGACGTGCAGGTTTTTCACCTAAAAATTTGTAAAAATCCTCATATGTACGAGTTGAACTCATCTGAGGACGTACTGTACTAAAACTAGAAATTCTCATATTGTTTAATTTAATTGTTTATTTATAATTCGTCATCTCATAATGACGCGATTGATTTATCTGGATTTGATTTATTTTTCTCTTCATTAGTAGGTATTACAGTTGAAGGTTTAGGAGGCTCATTCTTAGGAGCTGCGGGCTTCCTAGTTTCCTTAATTAAACTCTTATAATACTGAGAAATACCTGAAATAGCATCTTTACCAAAGAGACGATACCAAGCGAGCTCTACAAGAACTTGTGGATCATTTAAATCTTTAAAGAACTGGCTAGCTCCATTTTCATCTTGATCTAGAATATAACTAAAGATCTCTTGTTTATCGTGATCTTCAATTTGTAAACTATCAGATTTTTCATCTTGATAGTCAAGAGAGATTTCATTGAAATTTACTAACTGTTCCTCAAGTGTTGATTTAAATGCATTATACTGTTCCTCTTGAGCTCTTTGTGCATCTTCTACTGCTTTATCTTCTTGTGCTTTATATTGGTTTCGAATTGTCTCTACCTTCTTCTTAAATAAGTCTTCATTACTCTTTGCTAAGTCTAAATCTGCCTGAATCTCTTCTTCAGTCATACCTTCAAACTTAGATTTAAGATCGGCAATATACAATTCTTCATCAGAGTAATCATCTACAGAATAAGCTTTATTTACAGGACCATTTTGATTAATATAATCTTGTATTGCTTTCTGAGAATAATATTCAATAACGTCCTGGATAGTTGCGTTATTATTTCTTAAATATTCAATTGTTTTAACTTCATCATCAGATAAATCAGGCTTGGCTAATTCATTTAGAATATTTAATTGTTCGTCTCTATCCAACGAATTAAAGTCTACTTCTTGTTCATTACCCTCTTCATCTTGATAAAGTAAAGTTTTTCCATCTCTTAGTCCTCTACTTTTTAAGAACTCACTAAACACATCTAAACCCTCGCCAGCATTTAGGTCAGGGTTTTCAGGAGGTTCTTGGTTAGTAGGACTAGGTTCGGGTTCTGGCTCACTATTAGTATTTTGATCTGTAATAGGAGTTTTGTCTGTTGGTTCTGGATCTTCTAATAGAAAATCCATGTGGTTTTGTCCGTCGATAATCATAATTCTTATTTTTCCTTATTAATTGATTATTAATGTGTTTTAATATTCGCAGCAAATATAATATATAAATTTCTAATTTCCAAATAAAATAGAATAAATTTTATATTAATTCTCACTTTGAATAGCTTCTACAAAGTCTAAGATATTATCAGTAATAGATCCAGCTTTATCAAGCTTTTCAATAATTGACTTTAAGAATCCAATTTCACTGTCTGTAAATTCAACTGTTAATAGTTCCTTTTCAGGAGACCACACAATTCTACCATCTTTATTCTCAATCTTCAATGCTTCGACTTCCTCACTTGAAAAGTCAATCTTTTTCCGAACATTTCTTTTTGAAATCATTTCAGTTACAGAACCTTGCTCAGGAAGATTCATCAGTAACATTAATCGAGTAGCTACATTTAAATCAATTTTTTTCATTTTAGTTTTATTCATATTAGTTCATATTTTTAATTTGTATTTGCAAAGTTATAGATTATTTAATAAATAAACAAATTTTTATCTAATTTATTGTATATAAACAAAAAATGCCGCATTTCTGCGGCATATCTTGTAAAAATTAATCTTTTTTATCTATTTCTTTTATTTCTATGACTAGCTTTTGACGACAATCATCACATAAAAATCTTTTAGCTATTTTAAACATACTTTGACCAATTTCACCTGTTAAGTATTGATATTCTTCTCCATATGGTTTAATTTTCAATGCTGAACTAATATGCATTGCTAAATGACCTTTTTCATGATCAAATGTATTTTGAAATTCTTCAGCAGATGTTGTCAATCCAATAACTACAATGGAACATTTATGTTTGAAGTTTGAATAGGTAATTCCTATATTATATTGGTTACTTCTTAATAAATTTTCTGCTTTTACAAGTTCAGATCAACTACATCCTATTAGTTCTAATTCTTCTAGAATTTCATCTGTATAATAAGTATCTACTGCATAATATACAGTTACGTGCCAATCTCAATCCTCCAAATAAATGTTCTGTACTACCATATTAGATCATATCTTCTCACATTATTGGAGTTCCTGAGCCTATGCAGTCTGCATAAAATCTTGTTAGAGCCTTTCCATCATATCCATCTATATCATCTAAGTAATCTTTAACAAACTGTAATAAATACTGTTCGCTAATAATAGATGATTCAAAAAAATCTGATTTGGCCATATGGTATACATACATTACATCGTATCCTACACAATTATCTACTTTTATTCCATAGTTTCTAAATAATTGCTCTAATTCGCTTTTAGGAGTTAATGTTACCTCTTCAGGCTTTCCATTAGCTCCTCTTTTGTGCATTTTAGATACAGCTCAATCACATAGCTTTTTATTAAAATGCCATCCGTTTTGTGCCAGATATTCTTCCATTCCTGAAGGCATTTTGTCTCTAATATCTAGTCTATCTCTTTTCATAACTACCGACCTCCACGATATCCAGAACGATAAGATGATCTATAACCTGATCGTTCTCCCATCATTTCTTCCATAGCTTTTTCGTATCCGTCTTCATAGCCACATTCGTATGCTTCTCTTTCAGCTTTTTCCATTTTTTCTGACTTATCACGCATACCCATTCTGTAGTCCATTTCTCTGTCGCGGCCTTCTCTAATTTCCCACACTCTCATATATTACTCCTTTTTTAATTGTAACATTAATTCTCTATTTAATTCCATTAATTCAGTAATACTTTTAGACATTTCTCCTACTTGATTTTTTAAAGAATTTATTTCAGATTGTTGCTGTTGTTTTTCTGCAAGTTCTGGATTTAATTCTGTTAAAATGCGATCAAAGCAGGTTATCATTTCTTTGTGGAAATCTACACTACTTATAATGGCTGCACTTTTTTGTTTTAGGCTGCCAATCTCTGCATTCATCGCTTCTCTACTATCAGATAATACTATATTACTGTTATTAAAATCTGCAATATCTAAATTAGCTGGAATTTTTTGATATGTAACGTCTTGGTTATTAACCTTAACGGTAATATCAACAACCATCTCTTGTGGCTGTCCAAACATTGGTTGAATTGGATATTTAGGGACAGGCATTGAAACACTTACAACAGAACCAACATCTAAACGTGGAGATGCGTCTTTATATAAAATATATATCTGACTATTTGGCCTTAAGTTTGAAAACATATATTACAAATTATTTGCTAAGCAGCTGATGCTGCTGGGTTAGTAAACTCTAAAAATCTTATTACGCCCGTACTCTTATTGATATACGCTAGACGTTGGGTATTTCCTTGTACATTTGAACCAGTAACGTTAGAACCTTGACTATCTACAACACTGATTTTAGTTTTTCCTGTAGTGTCTCCACTCGATATTGTTGAAGCTCCACTAGGAACTCCTACTAATACAGGTAAATCTTCGCCACCAGTAGGTGCGTCAGCGTGTATTGTCAACAGTACTATACTCTCACATGGTAATTTACTATATAAACAAGGATTAATACCATAATCAACAGAGCTCTCTGTAAGAGCTACTGCATTAGTAGATAACTTATAAATACCTCCAATATCAATTCTTGGAAGTCCTTCATTTCGAACAGGTACGGGACCTAAATTCCACCAATAAGGATCAATAATATTAATCATAATCTATATATTTATTAGCAACCACATAAAGTAGTATAAGGATTAACACTAAAGTTAACAGGCTGACTATAGCTTACAGGAACTAAATTACCCATTGCTGGGATGTAAGGAATAGTTACTGTAGCAGGCTGTTTACACTCTATTGCACCTAGTCTTGCACTTAAGTCTTGAAGAGCCGCGTTCACTGGAGCAATCGTTTGAGCTTGGAAAGCTTGAATAGCATTTGTTTGATGCTCTTGAGAAAGCTGATTGATAAGCGCAGATTTATCCTCACGTAAAGCATCGATTTTGTTCTGCAATTCTCTCATTTCAAGCTGACAAAATTTATCACTAATAAGAGTAGTTTGCTGATCTATCTTACTTCCAAGAGTATTAGTTTGGTTCAGAGTAGCTAACTGACCTTCATATCCCTGACGTTCAATAGCTGTACGAACATCGCAGCAGCATGATGCAATTTGTGATGCAATCTGGCAATTACCTGCTTGGATAGCATTAATAACTTGCTGTCCACTCATTCCAATCTGATTACCTACAGACTGAATCTGACTTTGAACTGAATTAATTGCTGATTGCACAGCATTGATATCGCAATTTAAAGTAGTAGCTAACTGACTAATTGCATTTCCGTTTCCATTAATAGCTTGTAATAGCATCTCTCTACCATAATCATTATTAAGCTGGTTACCTAAACCACCAGCACCATTATTACCAAATCCGTTACCTCCTCAGCCCATAAGGAAGAACAAGAAAATTACCCAGATGAACCATCCACCTTCTCCAAAACCATCGTTATTACGACCTTGCATAGCTAATAGAACGTTTGGATCTACACCCTTCTGCGAAAGCATAGAACCTAAAAGAGATAAAATACCATTGTTACCTGCGCCTTCACCAAACACATAAGTTTTTTCTTCTGCCATATTAAAAAATACTTAAATTGTTAAACATTTTGTTTTTGTTTTGTTGATCAACAGTACAAATTTACAATAGCAAAAGACTAAAACATAACGTTACTATTAAAATAAAAAATCCCCTTAAGTTTCTCAACTTAAGGGGATTACAAAGATCCATAATTAGTAACTTGTTACTAATTGTTTTCTATAAATTTATCTAAGTCTTTCTTATATCAAAACAATTCTTTAAAACCTATTTGTTTACGACCATTAGGAATCTTCTTTGCCTTAACATAATTGTCAAAAGTCGCTCTACTAACTTTTAAGTATTTACATGCTTGATACTTGCTAAGTTTTTCATTCTTATTAGTTATTCCAGAAAGATATTCAATTACTTCTTCGCACTCTTCTGGACTAAGATTAGAATTACCAGTATCGGTATCGTTAACAATTTTTAATAAAATTTCTCTAATAATCTTTAACATAATTAACCATAAATTGCCCCATTAACTAAAACAACGCCTCTAACATAAGTTATACAGTAGCATTTGTAGTTTCCGCCAGATAAACTATCAATTCCATCCATTTTGTGATAGTTTTCTCCAAAAGTTACATCAACAGTATTCGCTACTAAGATAATAGCATCAGGATTATTTTCTGTAACATATACTTCAGTTACATTCACAGAGCCACTGCTAGCAAAATACAATCCTGGTTTACCTGGAGTGTCTACAGAAGGTAGTTTTTTTGCATAAATATTATCTAAATCAATAGTAGATGCTGAAGATCCTGTATAACTTGTAGTTGAACCTCCTGCAGTAACATTTAATGCATATGGGTTTGGAAGTGTGATAGGAATTTCAGGTATATCGTTAACATTTGCTGGAGTAAAGCCTAAAGCAGTTTTAACTGTAGTATCTTTTAAGAGAGTATAAGCAGTACCATCCTCTAAGACATATATGGCCATTTCAGCACCTCCAGACTCTGTATATCCTGTCTTAATTCCTCCTAAAACATTATTTTTAGCTACAGGCAATGTATATGAAGATCCAGGAGCACTATTAGTAATAGTTAAAGTTCCATTAGAAAATGATAGACCAATACCAGTACCATTAGCAATAGTTAATGTAGTAGAACTATCATTTAAAGTTGTACTTCCAACTTTAACTGGTCTTCAAGTATTCTCGGTGGAATATCCTTGGCCCGTAACTCAACTTTGAGTAGCATATCCACTTAAAGATGGTATTTCACTCTTTAATGCTAAATTAGAAAGTGTCTGTCCAGAATTTTTAATAGATTTGGGTCCTGCTCCAATTATAATATAATCTACAGCAAGATTTCCACTAGCCATTACATCTCCACTACCCGCTGAACCAATTTTTTCATCAATTTCAGATTGAGAATAAGTTTCAGACTTTGTATAACGATTATTTAATGCTTCAGTAACTACTTTATTTTGGACAGGATTAACAGAACTTGTACTTAAAGAAGAATCAACTACAGTTCCATCAGGTATATCAAAATTAAGATCTGATTCATCAACTTTGTCTTTATAAGCAAGAGCTCCTGCATCTGTAATTTGAGCTAGAGGATGAGTATGTGCTGCAGGAACATAAGTTTCTGGTTTTCCTGTAACTTTATCTCATGCTATTTCTTTCTCATCAACATATGACTTTAATGCTAAATTATTAATTAAAATACCTGAATCTTTAACAGTTTTTCCTGGACCATTAGAAGTTATTACTCTATCCGCAGTAGTAAATGCCTCTGCTGCAATTACATCTCCTGCTCCAAAACCTGTTAACTTATCGTCAACTTCGTCTCTTGTATAATAATTAGAAAGATCAATTTCTGTATCACCAATCTTCTCTCATTTTCCATCAACAAATACATATTCATCATGTATATCTGGAGCAGAACCAGATTTCTTAACAAGATAAATAATATTTGTCTCTCCAACACTTGGAAGTTGATCAACAATCTCAATTTGAAGATTAGCTAAATTAGCAATCATTTCTTTTAAGATTCTTCCTTGGTTTGCAGATAATGATTTATCAGCAGCAAGAGACTCTAAATTATCTACAATTGAACTTTTTATCTGATTATTAATAGTTGTATGTACATTATCAATAGCTTGTCACACTCCTCCAGAAGTAATTAAATTTTTACTTCCTTCTGTCGGCTCTTCTTCTATTGAATTAATAACTTTTGGTATATCAGTTAATACTTTAGCATATTCTTCTTTAGTGCCTGTATACCCATTTTCTTGTGCAATAAGATAAGCATCTTTACCAGGAGCACCAATTGTTCCAGGAAAAATAATCCATTTCTTTTGCTTTTTATCATAAATTTTTACACTCATAATTTATATATTTTTAAGATTATGCATATACTGCACCATTAACTGCAATTTTTCCATTTGCCATATAACTTAAGCAGTAGATATAATAAGTTCCACCAGCTAAATCTCCAAGACCATCCATCTTTATAGCATTTGATGCAGTGAATGTAAGTTTAGCATTACTTATAATAACTGAATCAGGATTAGATGCATTAAATCCACTTAAACTTGAAATAGTTCTTGAAGCAGTATTAGTATAGCTATAACCTGCTGAAACTGTACTACTACTTAATACATTTATACTAAGAATCTTTGGTGTAGTTATTGAAACTGCAGATGAACCTGTGTATGAAGTTCCATTAATTGTTAATGCATATGGATTAGGTAATGCAATAGGAATTTCAGGTATATCACTAGTATTAGCAGGGGTATAGCCTAAAGCAGAAGTTACATTACTTTTGCTTAATGAAATAGTTCCAGAAGACAATGTAATATTACTTCCAACTTTAACTCCACCAAGTACTGAACTTGAAGCTGTAGGTAAAGTATAAGTACAATTAATTGTAGTTCCACTAATACTAATATTAGTACCTGCACTATAGGTTGTATTAGTATCTGTCCAAGGTACATTTACATAGGCTTTGCCATTACTTAATTGTACAGCATAGTTTTTACCACTTGTTGTGTATCCAATTTGAATTCCTCCATAAGTACTAGAGGTTGCTGCAGGAATACTTGTTAAATATCCTTGACTAGTTACTCAATTTTGAGTAGCATACCCTGATAAGGATGGGATAGTTGGTTTATTAGTTAAGTCATTATAAGATCCACTTGTAGCTACAGTAGCGAATGTTGGTTTACCTGTTACTCCAGACCAAGGTACACTAGTTGCACTTCCTGCTGTGAATTCTTTAAATTTAGTAGCAAAAGTAGATGCAGATTCGGATACGCAGAAGTACATAGGACCTCCTGAACCAATCTGAACAACATCTCCTTCTTGTATAGTTAAACTCATTGCAGCTGATTGAGAATCTACTACAAACAGCCTTTCTAATGCAGCTGCAGGAATTTTTTCAATAGGAATTTCTGGCAACCTATTAGCATCAATAGTTCCAGTAAGTTTTTCAGCATTAATAGTACTTATTGTTGTGTTTATAGTCACATTTTTAGATCCATTAAATGATTCTGTAGTAGAACCAGTGACATCTCCGTTTAAAAATATCTTTCTACCATATATTAATGTTTCTGCAGCTGATGTTTTAGAAGCATATGGTACAGTAAAATCTGTAGAGGTTTTATTTCCAACAGTTATTTTTATGAAATTACCATTCTTAATAAATGAAGGTGCACTTGCAAGATTTGTAGCTGTAGTAGCTGTAGCTGCATTACCAGTTATGTTAACTTGTTCTGGATGCCTATGATCTTCACGTGCATATTTTGTAGATGTTCCAACTGCTGCAGTACCTGCAATAAGTGGTGCTACTGTCGCAGGACTAATTTTTCCTGCATTAACTAAAGCTTCAACTTCTGAAGCACTGATATCACATTTATATTCTTTACCCCAAGTACAGATCATTGGACCTTCATCAATAAAGGATATATATGCATCAAATACTTTACGTTCCTCTGTTCCTGCAGTAGTTTTTGCTCTTTCTGCATTATAGGAAGCTTTAGTTTTAAAATGTAAAAATTTTGTTTTATATGCCATAGCGTCTATATTTTATATAGCACCTATAATATTATAGGTTAAAAATAAAGGGAATAGGGAAATCCCTATCCCCTTATTATCTTAATTTATTCGAATTCAACCCATTCCATCTCAGCAGTTAGAGCAACTTTTTTTGATTTGCTATCCTTTACTGCAGAAACGTTTAAAGAACTTGAAGTAAACGTAACTTCTGGTACTGCATTATCAGCTTTAGTACCTTGGGCAGATGTAGCGGCTCCAATGCTACCTGGAGTGATATTAACAGTTTTTTGAGCGCTACCGTTGAATGTAAACTTTGTAGTTCCCTCGTTACTTCCACTATTTAATGTAACAATTAAGGAATTCTTTACTTGAGTAGCATTATCCGCAGTTCCTGCAGTCGCAGGTTTACCAATTAATACTTTTTGAGATTCACCATTACGTGGTGTAACAGTAAATGATCCATCTGTGCCATTTGCAAATACATAAGTAGTATTTGTATCAGTTGGGAATGCCCAAGTTCCATCACCTCTTAAAAACGCAGATTGTTTTCCTGCATCAGGAGCAGGAACAATACCTGCTGCACCTGCTGTATTTGATGTTGCGGCTGTCATTTCTGCTACTGATCCAGAAATTGTTACAGTTGTACTACTTTTAGATGCAGATAGTGTTAAAGGAGCAGTGCCAGATGCATTTATAGTTCCAACTCCACCTAAACCAGATAAGGTTGGTGCAGCTGGTATAGTACCAGTAATTATACCTGTAATATGTCCAGAACTATCAGCTGTAATACCTGTAATAACTTTGCCACCAGCAGTAACAGGAGAACCAGCGGTTCCTATAAGAGTTGTTCCATTAGCAGGTTTATAGTGATTATCTACAGAAGTTACTTTTGTGTCAGTAAAGACAGCGTTTGAAGGTACGCTAGTGGCGATAGTATATGTACCATCTTTAATAACTTTACCTGTAGCTCCATCAAATACTGCAATATGACCTGCTGTCGCAGAAGCTGGGCCAGTTACTGCGCCATCAATATTAGCCTGAACAACTGTTCAATCTGCATTAACTACTGTAGTACCACTAACAGGACCGTTATTAATAGCAATTAGCATATCTCCAACCTCACACTTGATTCCCGCATAAGTTCCAGCAGTAATTACTTTATAGGTCCAACCTACTTTATATCCGTTAGCTGGAACTTTAGTAACAGTACCGTCTGTGCCTAATGTTCCTTTATAAATCATTGCATCAGCTGCAGCGATCTTATTATCAATAGCTGCAACGACAGCAGCAGCAGTTGGGATTGCAGATGAACTACTAGCTAAAGTTGTTTGTACAGAGTAACCATTTTCAATAACTCCTGTAGTATTATTAAACTTAGGAATATATCCAGCAGTAGTTGCAGCTGCAGTTTTTGTAACATTATTTGCAATACTTGGAGTTACTGAAATATCTTGAGCTGCACCATTACTAGGAGTTACTGTAAATTTGTTAGTTCCTCCTGCAAATGTATATGTTGTATTAGTATCTGTAGCAGGAATACCAAGAGCTGTTATATCTGTTTTAGTTACTGCTGCTGTACTTGTGACATGTCCAAACTTATCAGTTGCAATTTTATACAACCCTGATGTTTTCGCAGCAGCTCCTGCTGGAACAGCATGAGAGATAGTACGACTTTCTGCCAGATTTCCACCTCCAGATAACCCGCCTGTTCCTGTTATCGTAATTGTTTTATCTACTTTTTTATCTAACGCTGCAGCTACAGAACTTGCTGACGCTATATCATTAAAATCTACTTTAACAGTAGTATTATCTGATCTGGTAATTGTTAATATATTACTTAATAATTGTGCATCTTTAAGCCCAATACCAAATACATCATATCCTGTATCTGTTTTAACTTTAATAGATTGAGTTGTTGTATCAAACCAAAGATTTCCAGTTTCGATTGTAGTAGGCTCTGTCGCTTTTTTAAAAAACTTAATTGTTGCCATGTTTATTTTTTTTAAATTTTAATCCCCTCCCCCTTCACTAAATGTGAGGAAGGGGAAATTATTATTTATCCAATTTCTGATCAAAATATATCAAGCTTACCGTCTGTTCCAATTTGGATAGATGAACTTGTTGATACTAATTTAGACATATCTACAGCTAAACCTCTAGAAGTACCTTCACCAGTTACCTTAATAGTATTATCTGGACTAGTAATAGATGTAATGCCACCTGCAACAGCAGTTTTAATACTATCACTAAGAGCTTTCATACCTTCAGCAACTGTTTGATCTGCACCAATTTCAGCACCGCCAGTAATGGCAACTCCAACTTTTACAGTTGAGCCTTTTACTCCACTAAGATCTAACTTAAGACCTTCGGCTGATTTTGATAGTGCTTCATTTGAAGCTGGATCTAACTTAACATCAATAACATTTTCTTCTGTAATTGAAACTGCATTACCAGGAGTTAATTCGTCTTGCTTACCTCCAACAGATGTTTGTAAAGATTCAATATCAGATTTATTAGTTCTGATTTGATTTAAATCAGTATCAGAAATTAAACTTGAACCTGCAACCTTATCAACTTTGTTATTAAGCTGATTGGTAACTGTAGTAATCTGTCCTTCTAAAGCTGTATCTGCAGCCTCTAGTTCTGTCTTTGCTGTAGAAATTGCATCATCTACTTGTGTCTTCGTATAATATCCTGAAAGATCTACTGTGCCTCCCAGAGGATCCCATTGAGTTCCATCCCAAGCATAGTTAGTTCCAGCAGGAGTAGTTCCATGAGCTGCAACTACATTCCATACATCACCTTTCTTATTACCTTCAGTAGGAAGAGCGTCATAAGTATCTTTAGTACCTTTATAATCAAGAGCTGCAGCCACAGAAGCTTTCAGATCATCTATAAGAGTTTTTAAAGCTTTACCTTGTGCCGCAGAGAGTGCAGCATCCGTTTTATCACTTTCAAGTGAATTGATAATCTCTACAACTGTGCCAGTTGCAAGAGTTTCCCATACTCTATTAGAACCATCAGGATCAAACCCTTTAAGGATATATGCTGTCTTATTTTCTTTTACATAAACGAAAAGACCTTCTACTAACTGAATAGTAGGCATCGAGTCACGGTCAGCTAATGTAGCTTGAACCGTTCTATTATCTAATGGTAGATTCGCACCTAAGTCAAAACCAGAACCTACCGAAATGCCTTTACCAAAAAATTCTGCCATAATTAGTTAAAGTTTACATAGTAAGTACTAGGTTGCGTCATCTTACCAGATAAATATACTGTGTAATCAACAGCTTGACCATCTAAACCAGTAACCGAAACTGTACTAGTTGCATACGAACTAGTTACATCAAAGTTGTTACTGTCTTTAATATTTGAAACTGTCCATCCTGCTGGAGCTGCAAAACAGATGTATTGTTCAGAAATAGGACCAGAAACTTTAATAGTGTTCTTTGCAGAAACTGTTTTAGTCATTCCTTTAATAACCTCTTCTGTAATTGCATTTGTAGAAACTAAACCTGAATAAGCTGCACGATAACCTGTTACAGTTGTTTTTCCAGAATCTACACTTCCAGCAGCAAGTGGAGTTTGATAATTATTTCCTTTTGAATCTTTAGGTTGAGGACCTTCTGCATAAGCTGCACGATAGTAGTAATCCATTGCACCAGCTACTACTTTCCCTGGTAAAGATTCTACTTTACTTGAACTATATAGAATCTTAGAAGCTTCCATATCCTGTGCACCAGCTCTATTGTTTTGTTTTTTTTCTGCTAGAGTAATCGCACCTGCATTAAAACTTACATTAAAGTTTGCCGCAGTAGGAGCATTTGCTCCAATTTCCTGAACATTCTGATAACTCTTTAAAGAGATACTTGCAGAAGGAGCAGTAAATGTGGGGTTAACTGTTGGGAAGATAAGAGTATCAAAGATCTCATCATAACTCTTACCTGTAAGTTGTGCTACAGTTGTACCTGCGTTAATACCACCAAGTTTCTCTACTGTTGCTACACTAGGATCTAACGAAGATTCATAAGAACCACTTGCTGTAGGATCTAAGCTATCAAGTTTAGCTTTATCTTCTTTAGACATAAGACCATCTGCAGTAACCGTAGCTTTACCTAGTAACAAAGTTGTAGAGGTGGAATCTGTATATGTAATTACAATCCCATTAGCATTGGCATTTAATGCTACATTTGATACTTTCTTATTAGAATCGCCACCATATTCAGTGCCATTCATAATAATTTTCTTAGTATCTGTGGCAAAATAAATACCATTAGCATGCGTAGTGGAATTATAAGAAGCTTGTGGGCCTCTATAAAATTTTACAACACTATTAGCCATGTTTTAAAAATTAATTGTTAACATCATTTCAAATTGTAGAGGAAACCTTTTCAATTTTATCTTCTAATTTTTGTATCTGTTGATCCATTTCACTTTTAGTATAATAATCTTTTAAATCTACTGTTATTTGTCCACTTCCTCATTTTTCTCACATATATACATCTTCTGTAGTACTTGGAGAATGAACAACAATATATTCTTCAAATAAGTCGTGAAGTACTGTCGATGTTGCAGGAATCATATATAATTTTCCTAACTTATCAACAGTTGGATCTCCTAACTCTTCAAAACTATTTGCGAATCTTATTTCAAATCCCGATGTATTAGGAAAAGATTTTCAAGCAGTTTCAAATTGTTCTTGTGTAAGAGTACCACCAACAGCAATATAAGAATGATATAAAAAGTCTTGAACTGAATATTCATCCATGGCTTCATCACAAGGATCGTATCAAATCTTATCATGCTCTGGTTCGTTATTTGGGAAATCGGATTGACATCCGATTGCTATATTTTCATCACCAGGATCTCCTTTTTCTCCCTGAGGAATTCCAAATTTAAGATTTGCATCACTAATATCTGGATTTAAATCAGTTACATAAGGTTGTGCATCTGGTGCTAATTTTTCTACTTCAGAAACTACAGTTACTGTAGCAGGTTTTCCTTTAGGAACTTTTACATTTAAAGCTCATTCTCTAGGAGCATTAGTTTTATCAATTACTAATGACGGATTTTGATCTCACTCAACAGTTTCAATAGTTCCTGCATTAAATCTAGGAAGAACAGAACCAGTAGAAGTAATCACTTTACTTGATTCCATAGTTAATTCCAAATGACCTTCTGCATCACTAATATTAACTGATTTAATACTATCTCCTCTTAATTCTTCTAAATAGCATAGTGTAACCCATTCACTAGTAGGATCTCCTAAATATCCCCATAGAATTCTATCATCTGTTAAATTATCAGGATCTCCAAATTTTCTAACAAGTGCAGGTGTTCTTCCAGAATCTCCTTTAGGTCCCTGAGGTCCTTGTGCTCCAGTAGCTCCAGTAGCTCCAGTATTTCCCTTGTCACCTTTGGCTTGTCCTAATTTAATTCATGATTTTGGTGGATCATTCTTATCATAAGAAACAAACCAATATCCGTCTTCAATTTTCAATTGAGGCGTTATACCATCTTCACCGTCTTCTCCAGGAATGCCAGGTGCTCCAGTAGCTCCTGTTAAACCTTCAGCTAAAACTCTTTGTCCACTATCGTCAAATATTCATTCAGTTTTTTCATTAATAGATACTGTTCAATAATAATGATTATTAGATGTATCCTTTTTAATGCCGATAATAGGAGTATCTCCAGCGGGGCCTTTAAGATCACTTATTGAGGTTGAACTTGGAGGAGTATTACTTTCTTTTCAAGAAAGTATTCCGTTATTAATCTCTGGAACTCATACTTTTCCTGTAGGTCCTTCAACTCCCGCCATTACAAAAGCTCAGAAAAGATTTGGTTTAATACCAATAATCTTATCTTCTTCCCAAACTAATTCGGGCATATTTAAAGATGAAGATGTATGACTCCTAGTACAAGATAATAGAGCTCCCTCAAATGCTACAAAATCTATAATATATTCATCATTAAAGTAATGTATATTAGTCATCCATTCTCCAGCCATTTTAAAGGAAGTTCCTTTATAGAAATCTCTTGAATTATAAGCTCCAGAATACTCTCTTGAATTTTGTAGATCTATAGTAGGTAATATATTATTTTTCTTCATAGTTTATTATTTTGACCCTAATATTAAAAATGGAACACTAATACTTGTTGTTGGTACTTTGCCATCTCCAGTTCTTACATCTAAAGAAGCCCCATTAATTCTGCCTCTTGCAGAACCATAAAACATTTTTAACAAAGCCCCATCTCATATAGGTTGTGAAATAGCTACAGTAGTTATTGATAGAGTTCTACCAGGATAAATACTTGTTAAATTTAAATTTGCAGCAAAATTTCCAGATTGACTCACAGTTAATACTAAGTCAGTTCTACACCTATAAAAAGAAGATAAAGATGGCACACCAGATGAATTAAAATAGACTTCTCCACATGCTAAAAACGAATCACTATTATAATCATCATAACTTCTATAATAAAGATCTGAACGTAGTGTTCCATTCTGCTTTCATGTTTTCAGCTCAAAATCTGATGTATTTTCTACCCAAATTGTTCCAACATAGTAGTTACTTACTATTGAGGATGGAACGAATTTAAATTCTACTACACCTCCTGCAGGAAGCAAAATTTGGGAAGCATTAAAAAGAATTGGTTCATCATAAGAGAATAATAGCCTACCATTGTAATATCCACAAATTTTAATAGATTCATCATCATGGCCATTATCAAATGGGTATACAAATAATTGTTTATCCGACTTGTTATAAATTGCACCAGAATATGAACCATCAATATTTAATTGATATTTAGAAGCATCTATTTTAAGTATTACATCTTCATGTATGGTTGGAGAATATACAATTTCTGAGTACAATGAATCTAATACATGTGGATCAGATGATTGAGTCAGTGTATATTGTTTAGTATTTTGAATAAGTGCATTATTAATTTTAATATTTGTTAAGTCAACACTTCCATCATCCCCAAATTTAATTTTTCCTGCAGCCATATGTCCAGCTCCAGTTCTAAAATTAAATAGTATATTTGGAGTAAATACACCTCCTGTAGGAGTTTCTGGATTAAAATTCTGGTATTGAGTAGATACTTGCCCACTAGAATCAATCCCTTGCTGACTAAACATATAGTTTCCATTAAATACAGCAGATCCAATAAGACCGTTAGCGATAATCCCAATTTTAGTATACAGCGCTTCAAATGCATCTAATTTAACTCAACTATTACTAGTATCAGTGCTAGGAGATTCATTACTGTGTAATGTTCCTTGCCAAGTTCCTACTATATTTAAAACGTAATAGCTAGCATCATTAGAATCATATACATAAGGAGTTTTATCTGCGGTTCCTTGATATACAGTATTAACATTATAAATACCTTCAGGATAAATTATTTGTCCTTTAGAACCATTCTCTCCATTTAATCCATTAGTTCCACTTAATTTAGTGGGAGTACTCCAGCTACCTTCAATTGTGCCAACTTTATCAGTATTACTTGTATAATTTACTCTGGCTTGAATAAACCAAATATAAGGAGTCTCTTCAGTAGGAGTTGGAACTGCTAAATTCCAACCTGTTGGTTGTCTTGTTGTTCCAGGAGTACTTGTTCCTTCATAAGTTGTTGTAGTTCCCAAACAGTAACGAACTTCGATACCAATTCCAGGTAAACCATCAACTCCGTCTTTACCTGCAGGACCAGGATCACCAGTAACACCAGGTTCTCCTTTTATTTTAGTCCATTTATAATCAGAAGGATCGTTACTATCGTTTATATTAAAATCTACATATACTCCAATTCAAGCGCCTGGATCTTCTCCATTATTGCTTGTAAAAGTTGTACCTCCATCATTAGAGTATTTAATATGTAGATAACTTGTTTTTCCGTCTTCTCCATTAGTACCAGGAATTCCTTGATCGCCCTTTTCTCCTTGAATACCTTCAAATCTTGCCCAAGTATAGTCAGAAGGATCTGTACTATCTGCTTGAGTAAAATCTACATAAGTTCCAATATATGTACTTGGAGTTTCAGTCATTTGACTTGAAGAAGTTGGATTAGCAACAGAAGAATATTTAATATGGAAATATGTGGTTCTTCCGTCTGCTCCTGGAGTTCCTGGAACTCCATCTGTTCCATTAGTTCCATTTTCTCCGCTTATAACAACTGGAGTAGTCCAGTTTGTATTTAAAGTATCGTCAGGATTAATAGTTGCTGTAGTCATCCAAAGATATCCATCTTTAGATTTTTCAGGAGGAACTACAGACCATCCTGAAGGAGTTCTTATTGTTGCATTTAATGTAGGAGGATTTGAATTGCTTGTATTCACTGCAAATCTAAATTCTGTAAATTTACCATCTTGAGCTTGGCCATCTCTACCATTAACTGGTATTACTTCTGACCATTCAGTTACAAGACCTGTCTCCCCATTAACTGTTCCAATACATTGTCACCAATTGCCACTAGTTGTAGGATAATCTTCCCATCCAGATGGACTAGGACTATTTCCTGTAGGCTTTGATGGTTTACTATCACTTAATTTATAAACGTATGTTTTCCAATTTGGTATTACTGCATCCTGTCCCTTTTCTCCTGTCATTTGAACAGGATCTGACCATTCTCCAACAAGAGTAGAATCTCTAAAAGATGCTGTGATTGACCATATAATTTCATAAGAAGTATGAATAGGAACAACTGTACTTCATACAGAACCAGGATTTGTATTTGTTTTATTTACAACTGGAGGAGTATTTACACTACTACTTTTTGCATACATCAACTTAATACTTAATCCATCTTCTCCATTAGAACCATCAGTTCCGTTTGTTCCATCCTTACCGTCTTTTCCGTCTTTTCCGTCTTTTCCATCAGCTCCTTTAGGTAATCCAAAACTAAATTTGAATATATCTCTCTCTAAAACTACATTAGCATTAGCCTGAGTAGTTGAAGAGACATTTACTACTTCTGCATCAAAATTAGGAATTTCTCCGCCGCCAGAAATAGTTTTCCATTCAGTATCATAATCAGCATTAGACTTTTTAACTAAAGCTTGACCTGTAGTACCTCCAGGAACTACTCCTACTCCATCTGTTCCATTCTGACCTGGATTACCTGTTGCTTGTCCTATATCTTCTCATGTTTGTCCTTCATTCATTGAAAGCATTCAACGACCATTTTCTATTTTTAATTGAGGAGTAATACCGTTTTCTCCAGATGGACCTGTAGGCCCAATATCTCCAGGATCACCTTTTTCTCCTTTACCACTATTTCCCATGATAAAAGCTCAATAAGGATTTGGTTCTACTCCAATAATTATGTCGTTTTCATAGATCAACATAGGTTTATTTCATTCTGATGATAAATGACCTCTTAGACAATACAGTAAACTACCATTGTAAGATATAAAATCAACAATATGTTCATCATTAAAATAATGAGTATTAGGGGCTCAAGCACCTGCCATTTTGAAAGAGGTGCCTCTATAAAAGTCTCTAGAACTATACATATTGTAATATTCTTGTGAGCTTACTGCATCTTCTACAATTACATTAACATTAGATCTCTTCATAATATTGAATTATTTTAATTATTTCACTATTAGTTGGATTTCCGTGTTCAATATAATCAATTGCATTAACAATCTCATTCATTGTAAACAATGATTTCTTGTTAGGTAAATGTCCAATATTAATATTAATTAACTCTTGAACAAATATTTTATATAATTCATTATATAGAATTTCCACAACCACAACTATTATTTATATTACCTAATTCCTCTCCACATAAAGAATTACATGAAGATAAATTATCTAATATTCTTTGTGCTTCTGTAAAGTTCCCCATATCTTTTAGATAATCAAACACATACATAGCACTTAATAAGAAATCTCTTCGATCTCTTAAACTTTCATTTGTATTACATTTATCATAACTACATATCTTACTGTTACTCAACAGTAATTGCCGTTGCAAATATACTAAACATCTTTGTAATTTACAAACACTAAACACATTTTTTATTGGACAATAGAAAGTTTGTGATGCTTTATTTTCCTGAACTAAATCGTATGCCACTTTGTAGTTAACAATAACTTCAGAATTTTTAATTACTTCGTCTAAAGTATGCCCATCCTGATTTGTAATATTAGACTTATATAATTTTCCTTTAAAGAAAAATAATTCATCTATTAGGTTAATATATTTATCAGGTTCGTCTTCATCTTGAAAATAACTTAATTGAGGAATTACTAATTTATAATAAGAATATGTACCATCAATATCTAACATAAACTCAGATGCAAATCTAGTTAAATATTGTCCTCTATTATGTAGTTCTTTTCTTATTTTAACTGATTTAGGAAGTAGATTCTTATCAGTATTATAAGATAGGAATTCTAACATTATATACTGATTTAAATCTACTCCTAAAGCTAAATAATCACTATTATCTACAGCAATTAATTTACAATCAGATCTAACAATTACATCAATATTTATTTTTTTATTCATATTATACAACTTGTTTTATTTTATCATTATAAGGATTAGTATCAACTGTTTCTGCAGCTTGAATTTGAACTTGTTGCTGTTTTGTTTCAATAAGTTTATCGTTATAATCCTTATCGTTTTTAACTTTTTCTCTTTCAATAGCTACTTTTTCAGCTTCAAGTTGTAGTCTAGCTTGACTATTTTGTTCAAGTTGATTTTGTGATTGACCTAATTCCCTTTGTAATTGTTCATTTTGTTTCTGTAACTGTTGCAGATTTTGTTCATATTGCTGAAGTTGTTGCTGCAACTGAGAAACACTATTATTTTCTTCCTTCTTAACAGCAGTAGCTTTAGCTACATAACGTTTAAGTTCGGACATACTATTGGCAGTTGCAATACTTACTGCCATATCGGGATCTGACATTCCAGCTTTAATTAATTCAATATTAAGAGCCTTTACAGTTTCCATATCTTTAAAAGACTTAGAACTATCCTCAATATGTAAATCAAAATCTGTAAGTGTATAATGTTCAGGAAGTGCAGTAAATATTCTTGAATATTTATTACCTAACACAATAGTACCAGTAATACCATTTGGATATACTAATTTAGCTAAATTAAGCATATCATAATTAGCTTCTTTATAAATGATATCCATGGTCTCAAAATATTGTTTAGTTAATAAACCTGACATTTTAACTCCAAGTTGAACATTAGAAACTGCATCTCTCTGTTCATATTGAGCTAATCTTTCAGGTAACACTCCTGTAATTGAAGAAGCTTGTTGTTCTACAGCTTGAATAGCTAATTGAATGCCTTGAATAGCCTGAGCTTTAACAGTATCATCAAATCCATTAAAAATCGTATTAGGCATACCTTCGCTGCCTTCTTCTTTACTATTTATTAATGCTAGCCCATTTTTTTTATATGCTTGTCAAGATTTAACTCTGTCTGTTAAATCGTCTCCTAAAAATGATGGAATAAAAGACACGTCCATCCAATCTCCAACTCCTCCTGAAGAAGCAATAAGGTTGTCTCTACAGTAAATTAAGAGATCTAGCTTATCTTGTAGATCCATAGTATTAGTAACTAAAGAATATGGATCTCCATTCTTATCTAAGAAAAATATTCCATTGACAGATAATCTACATCTACTTGGACAATCGGCACTTCTTACGATATATTTTGACTCTCCACGAGTAATGTATACTTCTGAACCAATTTTTACTCCTTCGTGCCTCGTTAATTCTCCAGTTTTATAATCTACTTCAATTCACTCAACTTCATATACAGGAATAAGATAATTCTTTATAGGTTCTATTGAATCATAATCTCCAGGCCATCCTGAATGTGCTTCAAGTCCTGCAAGAATACCAGTATGTAAATTATCAGCTCGCAGATTAGGTTCTGCAGGTTTACCAACATATCTAACTAAATAAGTAGGAGACGTTGAATCTGCAGTTTGTTGCATATCTCTAATTTTTTTAGCTGCTTCTGTAGTTAATTCTGATCTGAATGTGTTTAAGATATCTTCTTTTGACATTCATTTTCTAATAACAACCCTTTTTGAATCTGCAAGATAAGGAGAATTTGGATTACGTTCTACAAACGTATTAACAGGATTTAAAATTTCAATATTAACATTTGAATTACTTTCTGTAGGTTTAACTCTATAGTAACAAGTACCTGTAATAAGTAAATCTGTAAGTAATTCTGCCATTTTACGTTTTAAATCGATGTTTCTTGATTGTCTTAAATAATCAAGAATATTTTGTGCAGCAATTTCATATTCAGAAACAAAAGATTGATCTATATCTTGTTGAATTGAGGCGATCTCTTTTTCAACAAAAGGATCATTTACAATTTCTTTATTTTCAATAATAGCTGCAATAATATTATTCTTTAAATACTGTTGCAAATAATTAAATACTCCTGCACTAATTTTAAGTTGCTTTTCTCTCATTATATTTGAAACAGTCTTCTCATCCTTACAAGATACTTTTAAATCTTGATTTAAACCTAGATATTCTCCAACTAGTACATCAATATGTTTCTTAATCAATGGTGTAAAACTAACTGATGTAGGAGTCCCAATTCCATAATTTTCTTCTAGGTGTTTGAATTGATCAGCATCTCTATGACAATGATAGTATCCATAAGCTTTTCTCATGGCAACTTTATCATATACAAGATTACCTATCGCATCATTAATCTTCTTTACTTCATTCTCTATCACCATATTCTAATACTATATATTGATTTCCTTCACCTGGAGTAGTCATTTCTCCAGAATAATATTTTGTTCTATCCAGTTGCCTATTTCTAAGTTCTTTTTCAAGAAATTCAAAAAAACCTTCTTCATCACCTTCATAGACTAAGACTAACGGAGCTTTTCACTGATTTAAGTCTAAACTTAATTTTCATTGATTACCATCTATAGTTAATGTAAAGTCTCCAGTATAGTATGCACACATAGCCTTTTCAATTGTTTCGTATACTTTATCAACGAGTTCCATTTTTTTGTGATATTACTCCATATTCTTTATAGCCTTTTTCATTAGTGTATCACCCTATGTTTTTTCATTCTTTTGCTAATTTATCCTGAGCAGCAGGCCGTATATTCATTAATTCTTCATCTGCAATTTCTGCCATTTCCATAGCTGCAATAATATCGAACTTTCGTTTATTTTCTCAAGAATATTTTAGCAATTGCTCAAGCATTTCATCAATATCAATTGAATAACAGTAATCATTAACAAAATTATTAATTAATTCAAGACCATGCTTGATAATAGCTTCTGTAGCTGGTACACCAATCATTTGTGAGTTTCCTCTTTTCATATCTCCAAGAGTTGAAGCAGGACGTTTCATAAATAGACTATCTTTCTTTTTTTCTTTAAAATATGTAACAATACTAATCTTAGTATGTTCAAGTAGTGCTTTACAATTATATCATACTAATAATTTCATTGCTACATCATATGCTTCTCGAATATCTCGAGGACGATCTTTATAGATCGCAACATATTTAGCTTCTTGTAATCCATATATCCGTTTCTTAATAACTATACAGAAATCAGATACATCTGTTGAGGTAGAAGAATCTCCAGAACCTTGGTCAATAGAGTCTATTCCTGCAACATATAAATTTTTTAATACAAGTCCATCTTCATCACGAAGTGGCCTTTCATATATAGTAATTTTACTATTTGGATTACTTACAACTTTTACTTTTGTTAAATCAGGAGTATCTCCAGAACGATCTCATAATAATGATACATACTCTGGTTTTAATCCTGCTTTAAATATTCTAATTTGGGTTAATCTATCTGCAATTGCAATTGAATCAAAGATATTTTCACCCTGCTTATATAATGCTTCATTTGGAATAAAACAGTGCTCTGCACAATAATCAAGTAGATCTTTACCACTTAGCTTTTTACGTTCTTCCTCATAAAACTTTTTAAATTCTTCAGATTGTGTAACTCCTCTTGTATCTAAAAATTCTTCTCGTAAACTAAACTTATGAGCTGGAATAAAGAAAGCTGTTAATTGTGGCTTTCTATCTTCTGTATCATAGTTTTTATATGGAAGTACATTATACCCTTCTGGTTTTGCAAAAATGTTTGATAAACCTTCAAGTGCCATATCATCACCACCTGTACCTAAAGCAATACGTGTTCCAAAATGATAACCACCAAGCTCAACAAGAGCATTACCTTGAATCCAACTTTTAGTTAAATATTTATTAGATCCTGCTTCCTCATAGATTAATCTATCAACACGATCACCACGAATCTTATCAGATGTATCAGCAATTACTGAATCAATTTCTGACATTCAACCATATTCGACTCCATCAGGAGTAACTTGAGATGCACGTTTAGTATCTGCATTATTAACTTTTTGGCGTAGGTGACGCATACCTCCATTAGTATTCATGTCTAATCAGTTTAACTGCTTTCAACATTTAGTTTTTAAAGGAGTAAGTTTACCTTCTGCAGCACAAGTTAATAAGGAACGATAACCTCTATTAGTTATATAAGGTCTTACTGCTAAACAAGCAACAATCTCAGATAGTCCAATACCACGAGCTTTTAATATAGCTACATCTTTATGTAGTCTTTCAGCCATTTCAACATAATGAAAGAATTCATATTGTTTAGCTAGAAATGTAGGAAACTTTTCATTACGGCCAGCTCCACCTCTAGCTCCTTCGGAAATAACTTCCATTCTATAGAAATTTAAAAAGAAATAATGATCTCCTGTAATTCTATATTTGCCAACTGTATAACCTTCAGTACAACGTTTATATTGCTCTCTCCAGAAATCATTATAAGGCTTTGAATCTGCAGGATATTCAGTATATGAACTAGTTCTATCATAAATTTGAGCTAGTTCATTAAAAGGAGTAGGATCAAAATCTAAACCTTGAATTTCATTAATTGGTCTATATCCAGTTAATTCATATGATAGCTCTGGATCAAAGTAAAGTACATCTTCAGTGACCGCCACATCTCACAAACCATCTCTCTTTTTATAAAAATCAGTTGCAGTATACTCAAATTGTTCTGTAGTATCTTTTTTCTGATCTCCAAGCATTTCTTGTAATTGCTTTTTTAATTCTTCTTCAAATTTATCTGAAAAAGATTGAGGAGTTGGTTCAGGATCTTTTATTGATTCTCTAAGTTCCTTATATTTCTCTTTAGCTGTTTTCTTTCTTTTGACTTCTGATTCTTCTTTATTTTTTATCTGTTCAAGCATTTTTTTACGTGCTTGAGACATTGAAGATTTAATTGTCTTTACCATACTTAACTATCCATAAATCCAGGTTTTACATCACCTCTATTTTTAGCATTGGATTGCATTTGATCTTTTTTATAATTAAGCTCAAGTTCTTTTAATTTATCTGCCATAACTCCAATACTAGCAATATCAGCTAATACATCTTTTGCCTTAAAGATAGGTTTACTATTATTATCTCTCTCTTCAAGGTCTATATTATCTAAAGATACTCTCATTTTTTCAAGAGTTCGATACGCTGTTTTTATAAGGCTAAGTATTCTAGAAGAATCTTTGATTTCCATGTATTTTCTAACTGCTGCATGGAAGACTGGATCGTCTCATTCTTCTTGAGTTAATCCAGAATCTTCCATAGCTGCATCATGCTTTTGTCTCTCTAAGTATTGTTGATATGGACTTTTTCAGTCACAAAACAACCATATATATTTAAATTCTCTTCAAGCTCTTAACCTCTTTGTTCCTTTTGGATCTTCTTTACATTTATTTCTTTCTATATCTCACAGCGCTGCAAACTCCTTTATTAATAGTATTTCGTATTCGTTAATCTTTAGATTACATGTTACATTATCATAAAGGAATAAATCTAGCATTACTTTTTATTTAATTTTTCTTTTTCCTCTTTTGTAGGTTTGTAATTATTGTCTTGAACCCTCTGAAGCGCATTTCCTGAAGGAGTATATACTCCAGAAGTACGATAATATAAGGTATCTCCAGGCATAGTTTGAGTACCTAAGTACGGATTTTCAAAAGTTGGAGCAATTACATGTCTACGAATAGAGTCGATTAATTGATTATTTGTTCCTGGAATCGTACCTGCAATAATCATTTCTCTATCTATTACACCTCTATCTGTTAGATTACCTACATTATTAACAACAGTGTCTCGTTTTATTTTAGGAATTATTTTTCCTTCAGCAAATTTTTGTGCTCCAAACTTTGATTGGAGTTCTTTATATCTATTACTTACAGGAGACGACCGTCTCAATCCTAAAAATCCAAGAATTCCAGAATCATCTATATTACTATCTACTCTACCTCCAATGCCATTGTGTATATAAAGAGTATCCTGTTTATTTGGAGATACTAATTCTGATGTTGTAATATTATTTCTAGTAATTTGTCTTAAACCAACACCGTTAGGTAATACAGTTTGATTAACTCCAGGTTTTAAACTTCTAGCAACTTGTGCTCCATTATGTACTCATTTATTAGGACCATATTCAAATAAATCTACTCCATGAAATTCCTTACGAGCTTTATCAGATTTTCTTTGAGAAGTTTTACCTCCTTCTTGGAAAAATGAACCAAGGTTTCTTGGATTGATGCGGTGTTCAATAGGAATAGATCCTAAAGTAGCATTATTTCCATAATTGACCGACATACTTCTAGGTCCTATATATCTACTATCAAACCTATTAGGATTACCTAAATTAGATGCCACTATATAATCACTATATAAAGGATTAGTTGCAACTAGTTCTTCGTTCATATTTGCTGGTCTAATTCCTTTAGCTGCAGACATTCCAGCTTCTTCTGCTCCAGAAATATTTCTTGATCCAAGATTAGATTGTGGAAGTTTTGGTTTCTTAGGAGCAGGTCTTGTTGGAGCTAATTGAGTTCCATATGATTTTCCATTTCAAGTAAAGCTAGTAAGTCCTGCACTTCTAGCTGCTGCAAAAGCTTGATTGAAATTACCTTGAGATAAATCAGGAGTAACATTAGTTTGTACATTTACTTTAGGAGTAATTCCAGTTTTCATAGATACTCCAAAAGATAAAGGTTGAGAAACAATTGAACCTTCAGTTTTTGTTACTTTAGGTTTAGAATTATCTCCTACAATATTTTTCATTGCAGCTGCTTTGACTTCTCTTCTACTTAATCCAAGATCTTGATCCTTAATAGCAGATTTCATATTTCTATATGCAGTGCGATTGAATTTAGAAGATTTCTTACCTTCTTTTACAACCTTCTTATTTTCTTTACGCTCATTCTTTGCAGATCCTCCATCTTTAAATTTATTAACAAGATAAGCAAGTTTGCCTCCTTGTTTAAACATTCCTGCAGATTGCTCTTGTTTAAATTGATTAATCAATCCAGAAATAGTATTCATACCATCTTCTGTTTGTGCTAATTCATTTAATTTTCCTACAATTTCTTCAGGGGTTTTATTTTGGAATTCTTCTACTTTAGATGGAAGTCATTGAACAAATTGCATTAATTCTTCTTGTTCCATTATGATATTGTTTTATTATTAATATCTGTTGTAGAGCAAGTAATTTCAAATTTATTATATTTAGGGTCTAAAGGTTGCGAAGGATAAATCCAAATAGGAGTAGTATTTGGAGTAGTTGTAATTGTATAATTCTGTCCTTCCAAAAACTCTTTAATTTCAGCTACAGTACCTTCTATTATTATACCATTACTTAAATAAGCTTTCATAGTTACTTGTTCTTATAAAATTTTAAATCTTTTGTTGAGAATACTGCTTCACGTAAAACCATATTCCTATCAAACCATCTACATTTAATACCTTTAAAGATATTAGTTATTTCATTACCATGTTTGTATGATTGTGTAATTTTTTCTACTACATACATAACAGGAGATATAAGTTCACCATGTTTTAAAGTGACTATATCTCCTGGGTTAAAAAACGTTTTTTCAATTTCGTTTATCATATTATTCTTTGTCCTTTTCAATTACTCGACATATAATGTTTTGTTCACTGATAGCGTAATAACCCATATTATTGAATGGAACGGGTGCTACAGAATTTCTGTAATATATATCCTCTCCAGGTTTTACGTATTTACATTCGGGTCCTGCAGAAATAACAGTACCACATGCAATGAATTGTTCGGCTCTCTCCATCTCACCAGTATCATCAGACTTATATGTATCTGCAAAAAGATCTCCTGGAAGAATTAAACCTGAAGCACTTGTCTTAATTTCTCTATAAGGATTTTTTTCAAATGGTTTTATAATAACAGTATATCCAGTTGCAGCTACCTTCATTTTAGATGCATCTTTAGTACCTTTATTTAATTCAAGTAATCTATTTGCTGTTAAAAGCTGTTCTTCCTCCATTTTTTTATTATGAGCAGCAATTTCCTCAGGAGTTAACTCCTTTGTTTCATGTTTAATATTTGCTCCCATAAGATGAACTCCCATTTCTTGCATGTGTGCATTTCCTAAAAGATTTTTTCCCATAATCATTTACATTTTTTAAATTTAACTTATTACCATTTATTGTTATAGCATTGTTCGTCTTCAACTCTTACTTTTGCATCTAATACGCATCCACAAAGATCACAAATATCTTGTCCACATAATTTTGTTTTATACGAGCAAGTGCTACAAATTGCCAGTCTTTTTTCTGCTAATTCAGATTTTTTATTAAATATTTTTCTATACCATCCAATAATTATATTCTTAACTTTCTTCATAATATGCTTTACAAAAAATTACCTGATCCAGTGTACTTGTCATTACTTAAATCTCCAGTATGCTTGTGTTTTCCTATATAATATCTGCCACTCGGAAATCCGCAAAGAAAATGTATTTTATAAATATAATATATTACCATTTCATTACTATACATTTTGCTGCAGGCAGTTTTGTTTTTCGATTAAGAGCACATCCGCATCCTTTTCTATATCCAATTTTTGGTCTATCTGAATAGTCTGTTTTATTATTTTCATTAATATATAATCTAGGATTACATATTGGACCCATTGGTGTTTCTTTGTATAATGGACATTCTTTACAAACCGCTAATCTTTTTTCAGATAAGTCTTCGTTTTTTCCAAGAGCTTCATCGACATGTCCACTAATAATATCTATCCATCCCATAATTAAAATACTATAGGTTTATCTAAATCCAACTCAGATTTAATCTTTATATCTCTTTTATAATGTTTCAACATTGTTTCTACATCTGATTTTAAATAATCACATTCATGTTCTGTAATATGATTATTATGGTCAATATGTATTAGTACTAAACGTTTAATATTAAAGTTTGGATTAATTTTCTGTAATAAATATGCATATAATGACAATTGTAATGTATAATGATAAAAATTACAGTCCATAATATTATTCATTGGGAATTTCATCATAGTTCTACTTTTAGTAGCTCTATTATAAAATGATTCTTTTTCTAATTTCTTATTAGTCTTGTAATCTGCAATTATGATATCGTTCCTATCTTTAATAAGTAAATCAAGTTGTCCTGCAATTCTTAATAAACCATCTTCTGATTTATAACTAATCATAAATTCAGGATAAACTCCTTTTTCTAAATCCAATTGATAATATCCCTTCTTACAAGTGAACTTTCCTCCAAGACCGAATTTCCTAAGATCTTGTTCTTCAGATTGATAATACATATTCTCAAATTGAGCATGTATTTTTGTTCCTCTTTCGCAAGATTTATTTCTTTCAGTTTCATATGATTGAAGGATCTCAGTACGTTTACTTTCAAATTCTTCTTTACTAATTTTTAATTTTTCAAGAAGTTTTGGATCTCATCTTTTAGTATTTAATAATGAAGTCTTTACGACTTTAAAAATTTCTGAATCAACTAAAGCTTCACAAGCTTTATAAGCAGATCAAAATGCCGAATCAAACTCATTAACATATTTATGTATTAGAGTAGTAACTGATACATAAGGCTTATTATCATATTTATCTAAGTATAGATGTTTTGCATCTGAATAAATAACATCTTCTGTCTCTTTATCTACTTGATAACCATTAACATATTTTTCTTTTACATTATCTAACTTTGGCATTATTTATAACATTTGGTTTTATATATTGTTCTATTATTGCTCCGTATCTAATTAAATTCTCTTTAATAGTACTATCTTCATATCCTACTTCGTTTTCTTTTTCTCAAGTGAATCCTAAAATTCCTATTGGAGTTCCAGTATCATCTTTTAGTAGAGTACATGCTAAATATTCTACATTATTTTTTCCAAATCGATCATACATTACATGATCTATTTGTTCTAAAGTAGTTAAGTTACCGATAAACTGATTATGTGTTTTTAAATAATCAGGAAGATTTAATCAACTAAGATGAAAATTATCATATTGTTCTTTGATTGAGTGTGCGTTTTCTCCACATAACTCAAATCGCATAGAACCATATAATCAATCAGAAATACCATTGTGATATTGTATTACTCATACTCTATCTGCACCTGACATATATAATAGTCTTGGAAGTAGATCTTTAACTTTCTTATCATCATCAATCCTATTTAACAATTCTTGTGAATGTTTCTGACTCATATATTCTGAATACTTATCAAATAAAAATGTTGGATCATAACATATTCTCAAAGTAATACTTAACATAAACATGATGATTAAGGCTTTAAAGATACTACATACTCCATAATCTCTAATATACTGTAGGATAGTCCCCAGTCATGAGAGTCCTGAGCTTAAATCGTGTTGTTTCTTAGCCATATCTAATTCTTTAAATTATTGTATAATTTTATTTGGATGATGCAAATATATAATAATTTTTTTGTATATCCAAATAAATCAGTAAAATGTTTGTATTTAAATAAATAAATAACTATATTTGCACAAATAATGTGCATATTCAATTATTAATATTATAATTATGAAATATAACGATGAAATTTTAAACAAAATTGCGCAGGCATATAGTAAACCTGCAGATGAAAAAGGTAATCTAGATAATATTATGTTAGGTTATCTTGAAATGATGAAGAATGGAAGTAAGATCCATATTAAACCAGAAAATAGAGGTAAATTTAATGCTACTAAAAAGAAGACAGGTAAAACTACTGAAGAATTAACACATAGTAAAAATCCTGTAACTAGAAAGCGTGCTATATTTGCTCAGAATGCTGCTAAGTGAAATAAGGGTAAAAAATAAAGGTATGATAAAACAATTTATCTTTCAAAACAGGGGGGGGGGTAAAAAAATAAATAAGTCTTATTTTTATTTTTATGGCCCAAATTATACAGTTCCAAAAATTACAGATTCAAATATTGACCCCTTACGCACGGCTAATTACTTATTTGGGGTTTCATTTGATTATCCTTTAGATTATGATGATCAAGAACAATATTTTAAAATAACTGTAAATTTAACATTTACTTATTTGGGAGTTGATACTCCACTACCTGTAAACTATACTGTATCTGTGGGAACAATA